TTCTTCTCCTAAACCTATGGATATAGAAAGGTGTAAGGCTGAGATTAAACGTCACGAAGGCGAAGTCTTAGAAATATACAAAGATAGCCTAGGCTATAAAACTTTAGGCATAGGTCATCTATGCCAACCAAACGACCCAGAATATGACTGGGAAGTTGGTACTAAAGTATCTCAAGAGGTAGTAGACCTTTACTACGAAGATGATTTTAACAAGCACTTAGCTGAAGCAATTCATGTATTTGGTACGGAAGAAGGCTTTTATAATTTACCCCAAGATATTCAACACGTACTTGTAAATATGTGTTTTAATCTAGGAGGAACTAGACTTTCTAAGTTTAAGAACATGCTAAAAGCTTGTAGAGAACATGACTGGAAGCAAATGTCTATTGAAATGGAAGACAGTAGGTGGTTTAAACAGGTTGGAAGAAGGAGTCTAGAACTACAAGAAATGGTTCTTAATAGTATATAATGAAAAAATGGCATATATTAAACTCAAAACCTTTGGAGGACTTGCCCCAAGGCTTTCTCCAAGACTCTTAAGGGATGAATTAGCTACAGTAGCTAATGACGTAAACCTTGAAAGCGGGCGTCTAGTACCTATTACAGACAATTCTGATACTCTTACTCTCTCTAACTCTTCTAGACAAAGCATTTTTAAATATACAGACAGCCCTGAACGTTGGGTTCAGTTTGATGAAGATGTAAACGTCGTACGTGGACCGATACCCGGGGACAATAACGACACGTTATATTGGTCAGGTCAATCTTTTCCTAAAATGGGTAGGAACTCCGACATAATAGGTGGTTCTGTATACCCGAATGCTGCTTATAGGTTAGGTATTCCGGCTCCTACAGCCGCCCCAACAGTAGCTGCAGTAGGGCAAACTCAATTCGATGCTGTTATTGCTTTTGTTAACGAGAGCTCTACTATAACAATTACCACTTCTACTAGCGGATCTGCAGCTGCGCATGGTGTTACGGCAGGTGAATACTTAACACTAGCTGGTTTTGTAACTACCCAAGGTGTTACAGCTGCAAATATAAACGGTACTTATAAAATAAAGACAGCGCCTACAGTTTCTACTTTAACAGTAGAACTATCTGCTGCTGCAACTGGCACAGGTAATAGTGCTTCGGTAGCTAATGGAGTTGCTTTGGGTGGTAATTCGGACGCTGAACTAGACTACGAAACCTCGTACGTATACACTTTTGTATCTGCGTACGGAGAAGAAGGACCTCCTTCCCCTGCCTCTACTGTTATAACTACAGATGATAATATGACGGTAGCTTTATCTGGATTAGAAACTTCTACAAGTATTAGTAATACCAACTTATCAAAGAAAAGAATATATAGATCTAACACTGGTTCTAACTCTACACAGTTTCAGTTTGTAGCGGAGCTTGTTTTGTCTGCTACTACCTACACAGATGTGTCAAAAAATAATGAATTAGCTGAAGTTTTACCTTCTGCTACTTGGATCGGCCCACCAGACGACGGTACGGTTTTGTACCCAGATGGGCCTATGAAGGGTTTGATATCTTTACCAGGCGGAATATTAGCCGGGTTTACAGGCAAAAGAATATGTTTCAGTGAAGCATTTTTACCCCACGCTTGGCCAGCCGATTACAGAATAGCGATAGATGAAGAAATAATAAGTATTGCAGCTACATCAAATGGGGTAATAGTGGGTACTAAAGGCGTTCCGTATTTAGTAACAGGTAGTGATCCTTCTGCTATGATTGCTATAAAAATAGAATCAGGCGAAGCTTGCCTAAGTAAAAGATCCATGGTCGATATGGGTGAAACGATTGTATATGCGGGTCCAGATGGGTTAACTGCAGTACAAGGAGCTACAGCAAGTGTAGTAACACAAGAAATAATTACTCCTGAACAATGGCAGGCTAACTACTACCCTTCTACTATTACAGGTTTTAAATGGCAAGGAAGATATGTAGGTTTCTATAGCACAGGTTCTGGCTTCGGTGGGTTTATATTTGACCCTAGAGGCGGTATAAATACATTTGTAGAGTTAGATGCTAGTGCGCTAATACGCGGTGGTTTTACTGACCCAGATGATAATGAGCTTTATATAATTATAGGGAATAAAATTAAAAAATTCCAAGGTAGTTCTACAGCTCTAACTTATAACTGGAAGTCAAAAGAATATACTACATCCAAACCTACTAGTTTTGGATTTCTTAAAGTAGATGCAGAAGCATACCCAGTAACATTAAAAGTGTACGGAGATGGCTCGGTAATATACAACGCTACTATATCTACAAGTGGCAGCATATACAGTGTAACGGGCACTACTCCTAGTTTTAGCGCAGCTTCTATCTACGAACCTATGGTGCGTTTACCAGCTAGTGTACATAAAACATTTGCAATAGAAATACAAAGTGCAAAGATTGTGAATGAAGTATGTCTTGGAGAGTCAATAGTAGAGCTTAAGGAAGTGTAATGCCTAAAACAAAGTTACCCGCTCTTAAGAATATCCCGCCTAAAACAGATAGAGAACTAAAGATTGCTTTAGATTCTATGAAAGAAGCAGTAGAAGTAAGATTAGGAAGGCGTGGCGATCCTTTAGACAGAGCAGTAACCCTAAGAGAACTAGTAGAAAGTGGCCTAGCTACCAGTCTTAGAAATAGTCCGTTTAATCCAGACGGAACTGGACCAGGGATAGGGCCCCCTAAACAGCCCCCTGGAGACTTAACTGTACCACCAGCTCCTACGGGCTTAAAGGCATCCGGAGCCTTTACAACTATAATCTTATCTTGGAACCTAGCGAGCTATGGTAATCATAGTTACACAGAAATATGGAGATCTCAAGATAACGCTCTGGGCGGTGCTACTCGTATCGCAACTACAAATGCGCACGTGTATTCAGATGAAGTTGGGTATGGAGGCACTTACTATTACTGGGTAAGGTTCGTAAGCATAACAAATGTTATTGGCCCTTATAATGATACAGAGGGTACTGTTGCTGAAACCGAAGTAAATATATCTGCAGTTATGACTACGCTTTCTGATGAGTTAAAACAGTTGCCGGGTTTTAATACCCTATTATCAGATATAGATGTAACTATAGATGCAACTACTCTTAGTCTGCAGTCTACTCTCGAGGGAATAGATACTGCAGTTGCTGCAGCTGCTACTTCAGTTAGTAGTTTATCTACTAATACGCCCAGGGTTATAAGAGGAACTACAGCTCCTACTACTAGGGCAGATGGCTCGGCTTTGCAAAGCGGCGATATTTTTATGGACTCGGACAATGGTAACGAGATATTTGTGTATGTATCTGGTGTGGGTTGGGCGTCTAGTACTGCGGGTGCTACTAGTACTTCAGATACATCTTTACAGACACAAATCACTGCTAATGGAAGTACTATAAGTCAAACTGCTTCTGACTTACTTTTAGTTGCAGGGGTAAACGATAGGGCCAATATATCGCAAACAATAAATGTAGTAACTTTAAATGCTGCTATAACAAATAGCAGCACCGGTTTAGCGGCGAATGCTAATGCAATTAGCGTTTTAGGAGGAAGGGTAACACAAACGGAAAGCAGTATAACTGCGCAGGCTCAAGACATAACAGACTTAGAAAGTACTCTTTCTGGCTACTCTGGCACCTCTACTGTAGCTACTGCTGTATCTGATCTAAGTACAAGAGTAACAAGTACAGAAAATTCTATAACAACTCAATCTCAAGACATAACAGACTTAGAAAACACACTAAGCGGGTACAGTGGTAGCTCGACTGTAGCTTCTGCGGTTAGTGGTTTATTGATACAGATACAATCTAATGACACAGACATAGCGGGTGCAAATGCGGCTATTAATACTAAAGCTAGTGCAGCTTCTGTTACCGCTTTAAATTTATCTCTTACTAATTTATCTAACACAGTAGATGGAAAAACTAAAACATTTGCTCAAACAAGCGTACCTACTGCTACTGCTATAGGTGATTTATGGATAAATACAACAAGTGGTAATAACCAATTGTACAGAGCCGCAGCTGTTGGGGCGGACGAAATTGCTTCTGGGGAATGGGTACTCGTACGAGACGCAGGTTTTGCTACAAATGCCAGTGCCATAAGCACATTGACCAACACGGTAAGTCAACAGGGTAACACTATTAGTTCTAACTCTGGGAATATTACTAGTTTACAAAATGCTTTATCTGGATATACGGGCAACGGTGCAGTATCGACTGCTCTTAATACTTTAACAAATAGTGTAGCCTTAAAACCTATTACGTTTTTTCAATCTAGCATACCGACCTCTAGCGCTATTGGTGATATTTGGATGGACTCGGGTAATGACAATAAAGTTTATAGGGCAGAATCAGTAGGCGCGGACCAA